CATGCCCCTAATCTTTGGAACTCATAGCGAGGGAACAACCGCTTAAACTTACCACCCCAGTATTCATTGCCTGCTACGATCTCATAAAGAGTAAACAGTTTAAGAGTAGTGAGAACTCCATGATACTCAGCAGGAGTTAGCTCAGTCTTAATACAGTGTAAATCTTTCTCTACCTTAGGTTCAGTTGGTAACCAGAAGATATGTTGTTGTGCTTCAATAGCTTGAACAATAGCTGGATAGTCTACTGTTGGAGTCTTCTTAGGAGTTCTGCACTGGATCATATTACTTACCTACTACTGCTTTTACGATAGCACTTACACCTACGTGTAAGTTACCTTCGGAGTCTTGAAGAGCAGGGATACTTCTCACCCCTGCCTCTTGTGCTAACTCTGGCTTCTCATCTAGATCAACCATGTCAACCTCAATACCTTTCTCATCTAGCAAACGCTTTACTGATTTACAGTTGATACACCAGTTAGCGGTGAATAGCTTCATAGATACTTCTCCAATAAATAATTCAAGCTTAGTTCACAGATGTCAGCACTACCATCAGCAACTTCATTAAGCTGGATGATACCTCTCCAATGGTTGTTACCCTGAGCACCCATGTAATCTTCTTCATGCTGATAGAAGCTACCAGCTACAATACCTAACCTCTTAGTTCCATCCCCTAAGTAATGCTTACCCATCTTCATACCTTGAGTATGTCCTTGTACAAAGGAGAAGCCAGCATTCTTAATCATTGTATCAATCTGTCCACCAAGAGGAGACTTAGTAGCAGAGTGTGAGTTCTGGAAGTAGTGAGAGAATCTAATACCTTCAATCTCTACGATCTCTAGGAACTGGTGTACCTCAAAGCCACAGCGTTCAAGGTACTCATTAGTCCAATCCCCTGAGAACATACCTTCCATTACAGGGTTGTCATCGATGTACCTAGGGATACGTACCTGTGGATCATGGTTACCTACACAGAAGACTAGTCTAGGTTTATACACTCTCTTCTTCTGAATCTTCTGTTTAAGCTGAAGAGACTTAAGAGGGCATAAGAAAAGATCCATAGCATCTTCACCTGCCTTAAGATCCTCCTGAACTCTCTGACCTTCTACCTTCTTCTTAGTAGAGAACCTAGACAGAGACTCCATATCCCACCAATCACCTATCACTACTACGACATCAGGCCTATGCCTTACGATGTACTTACCAGCAGCTAAGATGTGGTTAGTTGGTGTGTTAGGTTTAACCTGTGTATCAGGGATAACTACTATCTTCATTCAGCTAACCTCTTAGCATAGGTATTATCATAGTGTCTAGCACCTAAGTACTCTACGTGTGGATACTTCTTGTGGTGTTTGATCAGGTTAATTACTGCATCATCTCCCCAACCTACTACCTTCTTACCAGCCATTACTACTGGTGTACGGATAGCACCTTGTTCAATAGCAAAAGTAAGAAGCTCATCACTAGGTTCTTTGATTATGGTTAGGTCAATGTTGTAAGCTTCAGAGATAGCAACTAGAACATCTGTCTCTCCTAGCTCTACCTCATTAGTGCTATCTGGATCTACAATCGCTGAGTAGTACATCTACTTCTCCTCTTTGATCTCTCCTAGCTCGACCAGTTTCTTACGAGCTTCTTCCTTTTCTTTCTCACATTTACTAAAGCCTAGTGTCCATCGTAATGCCATAACTTCACGGGAAGCTTTAGTTCTATTGAGATAATTCCTACTAGTTTTACCAGCCATTAGTGTACCACCTTTAACTCGATAGGGTCTAGTTGATCTACTTGCTCACGTACTTGAGATAAGGCATCATCTACTAACTCAGGGTCAAGCTTTCTAGACCCTTCAATAGCTTCATCGATTGTATCTCCATCAGCAGCTTTAGTAATGAAGTCAGTAACTACTGATAAGTTCATAGTTTGTCCTGCCATAGCTCCAAGTGCTAGTGTCTTGATAGCTATGTCACGATCTTCTGTTAGCATTAATGGTGTACCGTTCTCTACTACTACATAAATCTTCATACTAATTTCCTAGTGATTCTTTCCAAAGGTTAGGGTGTAGTTCTGAGATTACATTGTCTACTTTGTTAGCTAGATCTTGTATCTCCTTCTGAGCATGTGGATCTTTACGTTGCTTAACCATACGAGCAAAGGCAGACAGGGAGCCTGTTACATAGTAAGAAGTCATCATACTCTGAGGTAACACTATCCTAGCCAGTTCGGGCGCTATGCCCTTTTCAATCATCTCTGTGTAAAAATCTAAACAGGCATCTAGATGGCCTTCGTAAACTTCTTCCAAAGTCCTGTCTACGCAGGCTTCCTCCTCTGTCCAGAAGTAGCCGGTGAAGTCATCACCACTCCCCTGCTTTACGCTACCATCGGGACGACTACGCCATGTATCAGGTACATAAAAGGTGGGTGCATCATCTACATACCTACGGCTAACCTCATTGTAAGTAAAGCCTACCATGTGTTTGAACCGTTGCCTAGCTACGAAGATAGGTACAGTCTCTCGGAGAGTTACATCTACGTAGTCAGGGTCAGTGTCTTCTGTAACAAGAGCTACGTTGGCGTCAATAGCTGATAGCTGTGCTTGTTTCCTCAATAGGCCACAGGCTCTAGCAGACACAGGGTAACGATCAACAAGCATGTTGCCAATTAGGGTGGATGCAGGATCTACAACTTTACTTGAGATAAGTAACTTCGCCCAGCCCCAAAGGGAATGCCTAACCTTAATCATGTTTTTGGACTCAGCATCTACCTTACATACCATACCTGTATAAGTCTCTGGTAGGAGGCCTCCTCTAAAATACTTGGCAGGTAAAGTAAATGTTTCTCGTACATGAGAGAAGGGAGTCCAATGGTCATGGGCAGCTAGATAGTTTACTAGCCCCTCATCACTACCTTTAGGTACTTCCTCTCGGTAGGTAAACTCTTTACTTTCTTTATCAAAACTAACCCTAGCTGCATTGACTACAGTTAGATCATCTTGTTTGTTATCAATTAATTCTACAGTTATGTCTGTCATTCCTATCCCCAGATTATATTAACCACTAGCACTATTGTTACACCAGTCCAGAAAGTTACCTCTCCCCAGTCTGTACAGTTGCAATCTTTGTCACTCATCGGTTATCCCCATCACCACGCAACACTTGCCTAGCTTTACGATCAGCAAGTTTATCAAGATTAGTTTGTGCTACATCTTCTAAGCTCCAACCTTGCTCATAGCAGAAGGCTGATAGTTGCCAGAGGATATCCCCTGCTTCCTTCTTAATGTCAGCTTCTACTAGCTCCTTGTCACCCCGATAGAACTTAGCAAACTTTCCTTGTAGTTCTCCAACCTCTTCACCTAAAGCAAGAAGGGGATAGAGAGGATCTTTGTACAGAGCAGTAGCTAAAGCTCTAGCTTGGTAATCATTCATAGTTAACATTAGTTAGTTCCTCAAGTGTTACATCTTTGCCATAAGCTCTGAACCCATTGTACTCAGCCCACTCTTTGTGGGTCATTCGAGTACCATCCTTACGCTTGGTAGCCCAAGGTAGAGGGGTATCAGGCTTCTCAAATATAAATACTAACTCTTTGTCAGTTAGCTCTTTACGTATCTCTTTATACTTCCTAGCTTCAGAGGAATCTTGGAAGAACCCCTTGCACTCAATGACTAGCTTATCATTACAGAAGTCAGGATGGTATTTATGGGAGACCGTGTAGTCAATAGTGTAAGGGTGCTTATCAAAATCTTTAAGCACCCCTTCGTGTAGTTCACACTCTAACAGTGAGTCATACGTCAGTCCCGTTTGTTCGCTTGTTACCTTTTGTACTACGGGTCTTGCTTTGTACCATCGCTTCTTGCTCATTATACTTATCCACTAGTTCGTTAACCTTAGAAACAATCTGCTTCAGAATCAGAGGTACTGATCTGTTGAAAACAGTATCGTCCACTTTCTCTAGTGTGGTTTGTTTGTCTTTCGTAGTTCCAGTGGTCATCTTTATGTCCTCCCATGTGCAGCAGTGCACCCATTTCATTAAGTTTGTCTAACCAGTCAGTACCAAATTCAGCCTTGTAAGCAGCTACTACTTTGTCTAGCATCTCACTAGGTTCGACATTGAGTATCTCTTCAGCTTTCTTAGGGCCGACACCTTCACGTCTTGTGTAAGTCTGTCCAGCTTTCTTAGCTTTAGGGCCATAGACTTTCTCAACAAGTTTAGCACAGCCAAGGATTGCATCGGTAGACCAGTCACCAACCAGAAGTTGATACATGAACCAATAGTAGCCCTCTGTGTCTGACACATAACGCTTCTCCTCTTTCCTCCAATTGTAGTGCCAACCTACTACCATGAGTAGATCTTTGTCTAGTGAGCAGAGTACAGTGTCTTCAGTCTGTGCATTAGCTAACTCATCATCAGCTTCATTGTCAGGAGAAATGTTGTAAGCTATGGACTCTAGGTAATCACGTACTGTTTGCCAGTGGTAAGGTTTCTCTAACCCATCCCTGTTGCCTTTGTAAGGATAGGTAGTAGCTACCTCTACTCTGTAGTTATTATTACCACTCAAGAAGATACGGTAGTCAGTACACTCAGCACCTTCTACTATCTTCCTAATCTCATCATCAACTAACCCTTTGATAGCTTCAGTACTTACTGGCATCTGTAAAGGTTTACCTTCTTGATCTTTAAGGAAGGGGTGATCATTAGTGAATGAGCCAACAGAGTAGGTAAGTATATCACCATCAATGTTAGCTATCATCTGAGTACTCCATAGCAATCAGTAGTTGAGCATAGTGGATAACCTTCTCAAGATCCTCCTTACCATTCTTGTCTTTGTAACGAGTAGCATACTTAACAATGTTACCTTGTAAGAAGTTAAGGTTGTTCTTGTAGATGTACTCAATAGGTTGGATAGGTAGATCTTTGTAGTGACCACCTCCTACTTGTACATCAAGAGGAGAATCAGGATCAGGGTTGTCCATCATTAGTGGCAGTTGTGATTTTACGTGTGGAAATTTAACCATGTAATACCTCTTATTTTAGAAGAAGAAAAGTAAGGGGCTATTGCTAGCCCCACCCTGTTGATTAGAATTCTTTTTCATCGTCATCATCAGCAGGTTTCTCAGTAGGCCACTCCTGTGTGATACACGGTAGGAAGTCCTTGTCACTAGCTTCTGCTAGCTTACCTTGTAGGAAGTTACCTAGTCCTGCATACTTCTCCTTAGCTGACTCACTGTCATCATAGCAGCAGAAGAAGAGGGTATCTACTGTGCTATCCTCTACACCATCACGGTACTTCTTAGGGATAGGGTTAACTGCATTGATACAGTTACGCTCTACTCCATCCTGTTTACCAGTGTAGCTACCTACCTGTAGACTTACTGGCATACCGATAAGGTCAGCATACTTGTCAGTGTCATCATAGGTTTCTTTGTCACCAGTGGTTGCTTGCAGTAGGTTGAACATGTGACCACGGGTAACACCAGCAGCAGGTACTACTACATCTTGGAAGACAATAGCTGGCTTAGTCTCCTCATTACCTTCACCATCTGTGACTGTTACTGTCTCACCAATTAGTTCATAACTAATCTTAGCTACTAGTGCATCAGGTTTAGGTGTACCTTTGAATGGTCGTTGCTTCTGAACACCAATCAATACAAAACTAACTAGACGTGCTTCGTACTCATCAGTTGGGATTAGAGAGTAGACTTTCTTATTTGCTGAACCTGCTTGTGCGATCTTAGCCATATTTAAAATACCTTTTTAGTGTGTTTGATACCAGTTATTACCAATCATAGCGTCAGAAGCTAGTGGTACATTCATGTTTAAGAATTCACCTGCTACTCTGACATAGTTATTAGCGAAGAGTTCCATCTCTTCTAGGTCTTTTTTGTGTACTGACCACTGTACCTCATCGTGCATCCAGATTACTTGATGAGCTTCTAACTGTGCTTGCCTTACCCAATGATCTAAGAAGATCATACCGTACTTCATTACAATAGCACCAGCAGATTGAAGGAGAGTGTTAAGAGCTTTGTGTGTTTCAGGTAGACCATCCCACCCTTTCCTCATGTGGAGAGTCCTACCATCTAGGCCAACAATCTTACCAGAACTAGCCTCATTAGTCAACCTGTTAATAAGGTTATCCAGCTTAGGCAATCCATTAAGAAAGTTAGCTCTCATCTCAGCACCTTCCTTCTTACCTCCTCCTACTTGTGCTCCTAGGTTAGCGTCACCAGCTCCATATAGGAAAGCGTAGAAGAAAGTTTTAGCATGATCCCTAGTAGGTAGACCTGCTAGCTCTTGGTTGTAGCTATGGATGTCACCATTAAGCAAGATGTCCGTATAGTTAGGATCATTCATGTAATGGCATAGCATCCTAGCTTCTAAGCCAGCAGCATCAGAGCCTAGGAATACATGGTCTTCATTGTCAGGTATGAACAAGCTACGTAACTGCTTACCATACACTGACCTAGCAGCAGGGATGTTAACTACTACCTTGTAGTTAGCCCTGAATGTAGGGGTAGCACAAGGGTTACACCCTGCACCTAACTTACCATCAGGTCTGAGCTTATCTAGCAAACCTTTGGTCAGTGATCGTCTATGAGACAAGACTACTCGCTTCATAACCAGACCACCGACACTACCACTTACTGACTTCAAAGAGTCCTCAGTAATCTTAGGAGAAGTAGGTATGTACCTTTGGTTAAGCATGAACTTAGCTAAGGATTTCCTGTTACGGACACCATTGTAGTTCATCTCCTTAAGCCTCAGGTCTTTGAAGTTAGCTGACTTGTCTTCTACTAAGTTCTTAGTGATGTAGTTATCTACCCACTCTGCTGCATTGTCTAGGCCAACTAACTTCTTAGTGTTCCACTCAGTAGGTTTCCAACCGTGGTCGATTAGTACACGCTTAACTAGGTCAGTCTTACCCATGTCAAA